TTGGGATAATGCATTAAAGTGGTTCTACCAAAATGGTACTATGGACTATATGGGAAGAACTCAAGGTTTTGCATCATCAGGTAACTTTAATGGATACCGTGTAATGATGACACAAACCATGCCTTCAGTATGGGTAAAAGACCCAACTAAGGTTCTTAAAATTGTAATGAAGAATCCAGTAACAGGAGGATCATTCTAATATTTATTTGATAATGGGGAGGGTAATTAAACTCTCCCCAATATCTTTTTTTTAAACTATAAACCAATAATTAATTTAAAGATGGCTAAAAAACAAAACATTAAACCAACAGAACAAGTAATAGAGAATACTACAACATCAGTAGAACCTATTACTGAAATAACAATCAATCAATTGCAATACGTACTTTTTTTGATGGATCCAATGAAAATATGGGTCTTGAAAATTATGGTATGTCACTTTTTGAAGGTGTAGTTCATGAAGAAGAATTATCATGTCTTGAAATCAATGGTATTAAAAGATATGTTACAGGCTTAAATGAATTTGCTCCTGAAATAAAGAAACTACCTCCTGAAAAGAGAGTAGCAAAAGTAAATGAAATTAGAAAGGCTGTTGCAGTACTTGAAAGAGATCTTGCAGCTAATATAATTGACCCAGAAGATCCAGAGTTTTGGAATAAAGTAAAATTACTTAGACATGATAATCATGATTTTTGGGGAAAGATTAGTATTAGAGTAGGTAATGATCCAATTTATTTAGATCCTTCAACAGATCCTTATGATCTAATAAAATTATATGCAATTGAAGCAGGTGGGTTTTCTATTGTTGCACCAAATTTAAAAACAGCAAAAGGAACACCAGGTTGTAAATTTTACTTAGATAAATTAGAAGATACTGTTGGTACAAGAACAGAATTATCTAAGCTAAGAAATAGAGCTTTAGCAGCATTAACAACTATGTTTGATTCAGAGAATAAAAAATTATTTTATGTTGCAAAAATTTGTGATGCTAATAGTACACAATATAATAATTCAACTGCGCATGATGTAATCTATGAAAATATGGATGCATTTATACATGGAGATGGTCATGACAGAAATCAAAGAAGAGCAGCACAAATGTTCTTAGATACTTCAAGACTTTCTATGGAAGATTTAAAGTTGAAAGCTATTATTAAAGATGCTAGTGCATATGGTGTTATTGTAAACAAAGCAGATGGTTGGATTTATTTAGGTAGCATAAAGCTTGGTAAAACACCTGAGTCATGTGTTGAGTTTTTAAAGAACCCATTAAATGAAGAACACTTAGGATCTATTCTAAGTCAAGTTGAATATTACTGGACAATGTAATTATGAATAATACTACACTACAATTAAAATTTAGACAAAGACTTAATAAGATTGCTAGTAATGACTATGATAATATAGAGTGCTGGCAAATTGTTGAAGCTTTTAACAAAGCACAAGTTGAATGGTGTAGAAGACAGTTACATGGTAATAATATGTATAAAGAAGGAGATGAAATGTCTAAGAGACGTATAGATGATTTACAAATCCTTTTAA